TCTGGACCGTGGTGGCCGAGATGAACTGCATGACGATCGCCGGCATCATCGGGCGCAGGGAGAGCCGGGCATCGTGCACGGAGATGTCGAGAGCCTCGCGGACGTACGCGTGCAGGGCCGCTCGGAGGGTCACGACTTCGGCGTCCGGTCAGCGATGTCGGCGAGGTGCTCGGCCATGACCGCCGCGACCTGAGCCTTGGAGCTGTCGACGGCGGGGCGGCACGAAGGCTGGGCGGTGATCCCGAGCAGGCCGAACTCCAGCCTGTGCCCGTACTTGCGCGGCTGGTCGTTGCGAGGAAGTCCAGCGAGGCGGGCTGGCTTGACCGTGGCCCTCGCACCGGTCTTGCTGTCACGGACGACTACGGCGTCAGGTGACCTCATCGCTGCTTGGTAGTTGCCGTCGAGGACGGGTACCCGAGCGGCCCACGCATCGGCGATCACACGACCGCCGGCACTGAGAGCTTCCATCGCCTCCGGGCCAGTCTCCATCCTGCCCTTGACGCGCTTCAGGGCGGTCACCAGCTCCGGACCGCCCTGAATGCGCATAGGGGTGGAAGCGGCCATCAGGCCACCCCGAACGTGCGGCGGTGGCCGTAGATGAGCGAGACATAGATGTGGTCGGTGCGGAGGGTCCGCCAGCCGTCGTCAGGAGCGTTCACGCGGAGCACGGAGCAGCCCCGAAGTGCGGCGTTGCGCAACCTCTCGTCGACGAGGATCGGTGGATCGGCCGCATCGAACGCAGCGACCGATCCAGCCACGTCCTCCTTCACGCACTCGATCGCAGATGCGAGCACGTGTTCGAGGTGGTCTTCGATCCACTCGGCGTCTCCGAGGTCGAGCAGGTGCTCGACCTCTTCGACGTCGGGCCAATCAGCCATCAGTTTCGCTGGCCCTTGGAGGGACTAGCTGGACTGGATGGTGTAGGTCGTGAACGCGCTCGGGACACGAGGCCCGAAGAAGAAGCCGCCCACGAGCGCGATGTCGCGACCGGCCTTGCTGGGCACGTCCACCTGCAGCGTCCGCGCCGGGTCCTCGGCGTAGACGTAGCTCCGGCTCGGGCCGATGATCACGTCCACGTCACTGTCGTCCAGCGCCGGGACGTAGATCGGGCGCATCCCGGACAGGACTCCACCGGGCCCGTTGCCCGCCGTGAACGCAGCAGCGAGCTGCGAGTACAGCGGAGCGTTGGTCAGCGGAGACTTGGCGTCGATGAACGCACCCACGGCAGCGGCGTCCATCCAGATCGTGTCTGGTGCGCGCCGGTAGACCGAGATGCTGTTCTGCCACGCCTGACCGAAGTGCGGGTTCTCGGGATCGAGCGTCCCGCCGTCCTGTGGGCCGTCAGGAGTCCCGCCGCCCGAGATCGTGCCCTGCGGGTCGAGCAGAGCGTCGATTGCCTTGGCCTCGGCGTCCAGCGAATACGCCTCCGCCATCAGCTGAGTCAGCAGATCGAAGAAGCTCGCGTCGCCGCGGTTCAGCATCTGGATGGCCACGTCCGCGCCACCGAACACCTGCGTGTACGGGAACGTGATCGTGCCCACCTTGGGCGCGGTGCCGCCGGTCAGCTCGGCCTTCTCTGCCGACTGCGAGTACGGCGTGGCGCGCGAGATGATCGTCGGGACGATCAGGCTCATGCCCGTGCTCGGAGGAGTCAGCTCGCGAAGGCTGTTGATGAACGGGCGGGTTTCGTCGATCAGATCATCGAGATCGCCGACGAGAACGTTGGGCACGAGGCCCGGGTTGTCCGACGTGATCACGTCGTCGAGGGCCAGCTCCTTCAGAGCCGACTGCGAGACGGTGCCGCCACGCATCAGCTGGAAGGCGACCATCGCCCAGTCGTGGAGCTTCGGCTTGACCGCTGCCTCGGGCTGCATGGACGGGGCGGTGATCTGCTTGCGCATCCACTCCTGCCATGCGTCGAATCCGCCGAGCATCTTGTCCATGCTCGCCTTCATCTCCTTCAGCTCGGCGCTGTCGCCCAGCTGCATGATCGGCGCGCGGGGCGGGTCCTGCTGGACCACGACCGGCGGCTCGTTACCTTCGGGTGGCAACTGCGTGCTCTCCTTCTCGCCCGTGGGCGCTGTCTCGGTGACTGTGGTTTCGGTGACCGTGGTGACGGTCTTGCTGAGCATCTGGGCCACGCCTGCGTCGAGGAACGTAGGCTGCCAAGTCGTCGACACCTCCGAGATGTGCGCCGAGTTGGGGCCGTAGACCGTGACCAGATGGCCGTCGATGTTCTCCAGCGTCGGACCTTCGTTGGCGTCATAGAAGCCGATCGAAGCTCCACGACTCACCCCGTCGCGGGCCAGCTGGAGCTGGTCGTCACCACGGGAAGTCTTGGACACCTTGAACCCGATGTACGGGGCATCGGCCTTGTCCTCGAATGTCCGACCCAGACCTGTCGGCGGGTCGGCGTGATCCATCCGTAGACGGACCTCCTCCGGGACAACCTCGCCGAAGGCACCCGGTCGGAACATGAGCTTGCCGTAGGCCGAGTCCGCGACTACGTTGTACGGGACGGCCTTCAGCACGATGATTCGCTGGCCCATCGACAGCGTTTCGAGCGCGTCGTCCGGCAGGGCCAGCACCTTGAGAAGCGGGTCAACCTGTGGCGGCATGACGGTCCTCCGAAGCTCCGCTTGGGCGGACTTGCGGTGGCCGACTGCGACTGCTCCTTGGCCGCTGGCGACTGGCGCACGGGGCCTGAGCTATGAGGTTGTCAGCGGATTGTAACCCAGATTATTCACGGATGGGCGGAATATCCAACGTCTAGGACGGTCGCTGTGCGCCTGTCTAGGCCATATCTCAGGTTGGCCGTTCTCAACCAGCGCAGTCGTGTCTAGGTGTTACAGAAGCTGTGGCGACCGTTCCTCGCAGGCGGTCGTTCTCCGCATCCCGCTATGTAAGGAGGTGGTTCGCGCTCAGTCGCGCCGTGGCGACCGTCCTACGGGCTGGTGGACGAGACGGTGAGCGGGCCAGCGGAGGAGGAGCTTCGGCGGCTCAACCCGTTGCGTCATTTTCGACGGGCGGAATATTCAGAGCTTCACGCCTGATGGCGAGGAACGCGGCGGGGTCGTGGCGGGCCCGCCGGTAGCGACTGATCAGGTCCCGGACGGCGGGCCAGTTGGGGTCGCGGTTCTGGAGACTCAGCTGGTGCCAGAGGTGGTACCCGTGACCCTTCGAGCGGCCCGGCTCTCCCGTCAGGGCACGGCTCGCGGCGGACAGCAGGTTGTCCTCCCCACCCCAACCGACCAGTCGGTCGTCGAGTCCACCGAGCCAGTCCCACAGTCGGCGCGGAATGACGAAGGCTCCGCCGTCGTCGCCGGTGAACCCCTTGACCCACGGGACCAGCTCGGGGCTGGCTCCGGCGTACACCCGGCGCGTCGCGTCCTCCGTCAGGCGCCGATACTGGCGGAAGGGCCACGCCGATTGGCCGGTCCTGTCGACGAAGCCGATGGCCCGCTGGACTTGGACCAGCGGCACGATGCAGTCGAGGTCGAGGATCAGGGCCACGTCCCACGGGCCCGCCAGCTCGGAGGCGTTGTTCAGGGCACGGGCCTTGCTCCACACACCTTCGGTGTCGGCCATGACCAGCGGAAGGTTCAGTGGCGCGTACCAGCGGCGGACGAATTCGAGCGCCTTCTCACGGGTGGGATCACCCCCGCGCCACGATCCCAGAATTACGGTGCGCACGCGATTGCCCCCACTAGGATACCGCCGGACACCTGAACGGGCCGCAGCGACCGTCCTACGGGCCGAGCGTGGATTGTGCCTCTAGGCCGCTGCAAGGTGCCCGCAGCGGCATCGCATCTGGGTGCCTTCACCCCTGACTTCGGCGAGCTTCCGGTGGCACTGGTCACACCTCCACTCGCCGCCGAAGGTCCGTGGAGGAGTCGAGCTTGGGAACGCTGCCGGAGGAGCGAACGGCACGGGGGCGTTCTCCACCGAGCCAGCCTCGATGCCCTCGGCCTCCGCGGCCATCTCACCGACCCACGGCAGGCCCGCATCGAACCCGAGCTTGTACACCTCGTACCGTGTCTTCATGTCGGCCCTGAGCACGGCATCGACGTTGAACCTCGTGGCCCACGTCCGCGGCAGCAGGTCGGTCATGGCCTGCTCGATTGGCTCCAGATAGTTGGGGATGAGGCACTGCTTCAGGAGCTGGTCCATCAGCGACACGACGTTCTGATAGGTCAGGCTGCTGCCCGTCCTGCCGTACTCGAGGAGCGCGCCCGGTATCTGCCACATGCGGCTGGCTTCGCCGGCGTTCCACATGCGCGCTTCCAACATCTGGGCCGACCCCTCGTTGGTCCCGACCTCCTCCACGGTCATGGGTCCAGACGTGACCTGCGGCATGTTCGGCGGCGTCTTGGTCCACGCCACCTGAAGGTCCTGCGCCTCGGTCTCGGACAGCTCGTCCTCGGAGTGCATGACGATCGGCGGGTGGCCTCCGGTGGCGAAGAAGTTGGCGGCCCACTCCTGTGACTCGACGCCCGCGCTGATGGCTGCGCCACAGTACTGGAGCGGACCCTTGCCCCGTAGCTCTCCCAGCTCCTTGGTCAGGAACACGGCGGTGAAGTCCGACGTCTTGTCGACCTTGCGCCACTCGATCTTGGGCTTCAGCCAATCCCCGCTGGCCTTGACCTCGCGCGACGGCACAGGGATGACCGAGAGGGGCAGGTTCGCTGGATCACGAGCAGCGATCCACATCCAGTTTTCGCCGCGCGTGGCCATCGACCAGCCGACCTCGCGGAAGAAGTCACGGGCAGTGGTGAACGGGTTGGGCCGGACGATCAGCCGAGGCCGGTCCTCGTTGGCCACCTTCTTGCCGTTCTGATACCCCTCCAGCGTGAAGATGCCGAGCATGTTCGAGATGAGGGTCACGGCGTCGAGGAAGGCGGGAATGCCCAGAGCCTCGTTGATGGAGGCCGCGCGCCACGGACGGGCATCGGCCTGCCGTGTCCTCATCGCCGTGGTCATGCGCTCACTCAGCGTCGGGAAGCTCAGCGACCTATCGGGAGGAGCTTCGACGAGCTGGACCGGCAGGTGGTCAGCAGGCGCCGTGGCCAAACGTGCCGTGACCTCATCCCACGAGTTGCGCGCCCAGTTGAGCATCAGTACACCACCACCTTCGGTTGCGGCGCCGACGCCACCCATGCCGCGCGGATGGCTGCCTCGATCGCCGTGTTGGTTGTCTCGGGCGAATTCTTCGCCGCCAGATACGTGCCGTTGCTGTTGTTGATGCGGACCGTGTGGAGGAGGTCGTCCGCGAGGATGGCGCCGGGATCGTAGACCGACAGCTGGTGGGCCACGGAGAGGCGCACGAACTTCTCGCTGGCGGCGGAATAGTCCCGACCGGACAGCGAGATGGTGCGCTTGAAGTAGCGGATGAGGTCGGCGTCGGTGACGGGGTCGAACGCGACCTTGCGGGCCTTCAGCTTGGTGGCCAGACGACGAAGCTCCGGGCCGAACTCCTCCACGGGAATGGGGTCGCCCCTCGCCTCTGCCACCAGCTCAAGTGTGACACCCTTATCGCTGCCCCACGCGGCCACGGCGGAAGCTCTCGTCCCGGACGGGTCCATCTTGATCGCGAGGTAGCAGTAGCGCCCCTCGGGGCTGGCCTTCAGGAAGGTCTGGCGCTCCCACTCTCCGGGCTGGAGGAGCGGGGCCTGACCGAGCGAAGGAGTCCACCGACACAGGTACTCGCGTTCGAAGTCGCCCATCGTGTTGGCCAGCAGGTTGGCGCGGTAGGCCATCTTGGTGTCGTCGAGGAGCGTGGGCATGTGGCCCATCGAGGGGTTGGCGTGGCGCCAGCCACGGATATCGTCCGGGGCCATCTCCTGCTCGGCGCTGTACTCCAGATACGCCAGCGAAGGGTCGACGCCGGCGCGGGCGCGGAGCGCGTTGAGCACGACGGACTCAGGCATCCCAGCGTTCGAGAAGTAAGCGATTTGGGCCTCTGGGGAGGAGCGGGTCGTCGGGATCGCTGCCGACACGACGTCGGTGTCGAACATCTCGAGCACCTCGTCAATCACGACCAGATCATTGGGTCGGCCACGGGCGGCAGAGCGGGTCGGCGCAACGATCCTGTACGTCCCTCCTCCCACGAGCCTGATGCGCTCCTGCCCGTTGGAGGTTCGGATACCGCTGCGCGCCAGCGAGTCACGGTAGTGGGCCGACACCAGATCGGCGATGTGCTCGAAGCTCTCACGGGGCAGCGCACGGTCCTGAGCGAGGTGCGTGATCCGATGGCCCATCAGCATGCGCACGAGGATCAGTAGCTCGGCGATTGACGTCTTGCCGTTCTGGCGGGCAACGACCGTGGCCACTTCGCGCCACAGCCACGTCATAGGTCCACGAGCTTGGAGGTAGCGGAACACGACCAGCTGCCACGGGTACAGCTCGAACCCGATCTTCTCCGCCGTGGCCTTGACCAGCGTCAGGTCCGATCTGAGGGGCAGTGGAGGAGCTATCCGAGGCTTGGCATAGCCCGTCAGCAGTCGCCTACGGACCGCTGCTGGTTGCGGCGGCATTAGGTCGCCTTCGCCCTGTAATCACGGACTAGGCGCGGCCCTAGACCAGTTTGGGGTGTGATTTGGGGAGAGAGAACTGGAGAG